CCCATAAAGGCTTTAGGGATTTTTAACGCTGCAAATAATTTATCTCTTAAATAAGCAACATCTTCGATACCGTTATACTGTAATCCAGGTACAGTTTCAATACGAGTTGATTGGTCATTACCTCTTACAGGGATAAAGTAATCCTCAAGTAAGTTTTGCATATTATATTTAAGGTTATATTGACCTGTGTTCTGATCTACAAAAGGAATTTTCTTCATTTTAGAGATCATTCTCTGCATATATGTCTCAACCTCATTAGGAGGAATAGCTCCTACGTTTATATAATAAGCTCTCTTATCCGGTGCTCTTACTATGCGGTGAATTAACATCGCATCTTCCATCAACACCATTTGCTTAAAAATCTTTCTACCTGGTTCTAAGTATGATCTACCGTAAGGTAGGTAATTTACATCTCCTATAAGTCGGAAATGGGCCATTTCATAATTTTCAAATTCTAGACCTGTACCTTCTTGAGATGCTCCAGCATATGTTGCCATATAGCCTGATGAACCGCCAGATACTGCTGTTGGATCGTACTTAAATTTAACGTAAGATGGGTTTTTAACGTCACTTCCTTCAAGTCTTACAATGGTGTAGGCAGAGAAAGGGATAACATTATATACCCCAATTTTCTCAGCTATCTCTAATTTAAGATAGAAGTCACCAAATTTAGTCATGTTTCTAATCCATGACCATAAGTTAAATTCGATGTTTAAAACATCATAAAATAAATTATATAATATCTTTTGGATATTTTCATCTGAAGATCTAATTTGAAGTACTTCTCCTTGTTCATTCTTTAAAGTACACTCATCAGAAATAATATCTAGGGCTGATGCTATAATAGCGTCTGTATCCATGGACTCGTAATCTGCATACAACTGAACACGCATTGACTGGTAGTTCTGGGTTGTATTGAGATTATGAGCATAAGAGTTAGAAGTAGTATATACTCTGTTGAATCTGTCAACCAAGGCATTAGTTTGGAGAATACCATTTGTCTGGATTCTCTCAGTATCCATCGTTTTAAGATTATTACCACCAACATTCCTTATTACGACGTCGGTAGAGAATAATCTCTGTAATCTAGAAAATACGTTTTGTTCTGCCATTTATTATAAATATAAATATATTAAAGTAACCACCTAATATCCTCGGACTCTCCGTATATATTAGTTTGGGAGTATGGATTATCCATATTACCTCCTTGGGAATAGATTTGAAAACCTGAGTTTGTTTTACCCATATTATTCATTGCTGCTTTTGCCAGATCCTGACCTGTTTGTCTGAATTTTAAAGCAGTATCTCTTAAAAACATTGCTATTCCCCATGCCATTGTTAAGTCGTCATTATAAGAAGACATTGCTTGAGCTTTACCGTTCTTCCAAATAAACGTTCTCCACTCTTCTAATAATCTTTTTGATCTTATAGTACAAGCTCTTTCATTAATATACGAAATCATTTTCGAAATAACAAGCGGTCTTGTCTTTAAATTTGTAGAAAATCCCGGAACCATTCCGTCTCCGGAGTCAAACTTATTAAGATACATCTCAACATTAGTCAAAGCTATGTCTGATCTAGGAGAGTAGTATAGGTTTCTATATCCTCTTTCGATAGCTGTCTGAACTACGTCCCATCCTATGTTAGCGTTTTCAATTACTAGTAAAGCATCGTTATATTCAGTAGCTATGCCTACTAAAAGATTACCGTAATCCCTAGTATCTATATGACCTTTATATTCTGCAACCTGGGTTGCTGCTTCTATATCAATTACATGAAAAGCCGAATAATCCTTACCGTCACCTCTGGCAACGTCGGCTACAACTGCATATGTTTTAGAATAATCTACCTGATCCCATACCCATAAATTACCATCTATACCTCTTTTTTCCATCGGTTCTTCGATAGTATTTTCTTCGATCCAATTTAATTGATCTGGCTCTATTACTGTCTGACCTGATGTACTAAAATCGCAGTCACATTCTTGAGCTGCATCTCTTATGCCTAGGATTATATCCTGTTCATCTCTCCATACCTGGTTTCTCTCCGGGTGAACAGTCCAGGGTAAAGATAGAGGTACGAATCTATTTTCTCCGGCCTGCGCCTTAACAAAGGTTTGATGGAACCAGTTACCAGTACCGTTAGGAGTAGATAGGGCAATACATTGACCTCCGGTTGCTAAGGTTTGCTGAGCAGCTGTAAAGATTGTATCAATATTATCGATAAATGCTGCCTCATCTAGAATCAATAATGATACTGCCTCAGAACGGCCGGCATCCGGTGATGCTGCAACTGCTTTTACTTGAGAACCGTTAGCAAGTCTTAAACTTAATCTGTTATCCTCTACTGTTTTTATCCTTAACCACTGGGGTAAAGCCTGATAAGCAAAACGGATCTTAGTTACAATGTTTTTAGCTGTTTCCTGCTTGGTTGCAATAGCTAGAACGTTTTTATCTTTATGAAAAAGCATTAACCATAATGAATAAGCTGAAGCCAGAGTTGATATACCTAACTGTCTTGACTTATTTATTACAGTATATTCGTTCTTTTTTAGTTGATGAAGTACTTTATCCTGGAAAGGATATAACGCAAATTGAATCCGGCCTCTTTTAGGGTGCTGGATCATATAATACTTGCGCATAAAATAAGCAGGATCTGTCGCACATTTGACAAATTCCTGCTTAATTGCTTCTTTTATACTAGTAGAGTTGGATGATTGATTATCCTGTTCCATAACATTTATTTTAAGAAAAAGAAATTAAGATACTTTTTCGTATCCTAAATCGTATAATTTTTCTTCAACATCGAAGAATAATTCTTCTGCTGCTTTATCACTCATTGGATTATCGTAAGCATAATCTTCAATTATATCGTGTAATTGTGATTCTGTATACTCTGTACCGCCTTCTAGATGATCTTCTAATCTATCAATGATAGCTCCTACTTTTTCGTGGTGTGATAATTTATCAGATTCATCACCCATCTCATACTCATCTAATTGATCGTCCGCAATAGTTGCCTTTTCGATTTGAGCAGTAAGGTTTTTGATATGCTGAGGAATATTACCAATTTTATCTTTATATTGCTCGATTGTAATCTGACCTTTCTTATACTGGTCTAATAATTCATCTTTATGTTTTAATAATACAGCTAATTGATTCTGCTTTTTAGCTAAATCTGCTGTACTCTTACTACCTGCTTTTAAATCTTTAGCAGTAGGTTCATCTTGCATTGAATCTTCTTCTGGTTCTAATCCTTCTCTATGCATTTCTGCTGCCTGAATTAATATAGAGTGTAGCTTTCTTTGATCAGCACGAGAAAGTTTTTGATAATCTGGATTAGCCTTCAAATCATCATGATCAAGTAATTCATCACTAATAATACTATCTTTTAATTTATTATAAATTGCCGTAGTATTTTCTTCAGCTTCTTTTACTAAAGATTTAAGCTTTGAACCAGCAGTTAATTTATTCTCTAATAAGAAATTTTTAAATTCGAATGCCATAATATTTAATTTATTATAAATATCACGGAAATAACTTTAAAAGTTATCTGAAGAGAAAGGGTCGTACTTAACCTTAGCATCATTCTTTAGTTCTAGCCATCTATCTTTAGAATATGGAATACCGTAAATAAAGTATTCATCTTTTTTATTCATAGATTTAGGATATTTTAAAGCAGGTCCATCTAGGGAATGAAATTGCGGTTGTTGATCCGTTGGTTGGAATATACTCACTTGAACTCCTTCAGGAGTTTTAAATGTTCTGTAACGATTAGATTGTCCTTTAGCCATAATTATTCTTATTTATAGTCTAAATATAGGAAAAAAGATTGAGATTTACAACTATTATTTAAAAAGTTGTTCTGGTTTAATGTATAGAAAGGACTGTTTAGCAGTTACGTTATTGCTATCTATAATTTTTTTATTATCTAGTTTTTCTAACTTTTCTTTAGTAACCTCATAATATTTTATATCACCTGAAGAGCTTATATTAACTATATATCCTGGTTCTTTAGAGTTAAGGTTTAATTTACGTGTTAGTTTAGTATTAAGTAATTTTTTAAGTACTGCACCTCCAGCTTCTACTTCATCAAAAGTACCTTCTAATGATAATTTATCAAAAATAATTTGAGTCTTTTTATAAACATTCCCAATAATAGGAAATGCATCTTTAAGGTCTTTTAATTTTTCATCATTATGTAATTCAATAACGCTTTTTAAAGCTTCTTTTAATTCGTTTTGATTAAAATTACTAACTGCAGGAATTCTAGGTTTTTTATGAGCTATTACTGAAGATAAAGCATATAAACTGAATATATCATTTAATAATAAAATAGTTTCTTTGTAATCTTCATGACCGAATCTACCTAAAGCTAAATCATTACTATCCATAGATTTAACTTCAACACCGTGTCCATCTATAATTAGATCTGGGTTATCAGATCCGCGTGAATCTTGTGCTGGAATGCTTGGGTTTTGATATTTAAATAACCAATAGAGAGCTATTTCTCCATTACCAGAACCTTTTGTTCCTGCTGAACCTATTTCTTTATCTGATTTAGGTGGAGTTATAGGGTATAGTTTTTTAAAAGTATCTAAATCTGAACTTTGTACTGTTCCTGATTTTCCTAATATATATTTACCTTTAACTAGTGGTATTTCGTCGACTTTTAAAGCGTCTTTAATTACTTTATCATACGTATTCTCTACAGCAATATTATCCTGCTCTTCTTGTTCCATAACCTCTTTTAATATTTTAGATAATTTAATCATTAGGTGATAAATATAAAATTAAATTTTCAATTATACAACTTAAGATTCAGTTTGTTCTTCTTCTGCCTGTGAAGGAGGAGTTTGTGTTTCTGGAGGTAATTCATCTCCTGCTGTTGTTTCTGATTCAGGTCCTTCAGTTGAAGCTGGTCTTCCTAATTTTAATAGGTTAGCAATAGCTATAATAGCTCTTTGTTTTTCTCCTATTGCCATTAAGTAATATTTTTTACCTGATACCTGACATTCGTAGGTTGGACCTAAATATGTTAGATAAAAGAATTGACCGTTATGTAATAGAATCTTAAATGTAGTAGGTTTAGGAGCAATAACATATACTCCTGTCAAATAGTCTTTAAAGGAAGGAGTTAAAAGATATGATAAAGTCTTTCTTAAGGAAGGGTATTTAATAAGAATATACTCTAGAGGATTAGTTTCGAAAGTAATTTTTATAGATACTTCCTCCTCGTTAATAAACTTGGTAACTTCTTCTTTAATAAGATATTTTAAGATCTCTTTATTCTTCATCTTTTTCCATTACTGCAACTTGAACTTCAGCTTCTTCTTCACCACCGTAGTTGCATAAATGATGATATCCTTGATTTGCTTGTTCAATATAATTCTCTGAATTAGTGATATGATCTTGAATCCAAGCTGGGATATTAATTTCTTCCTCACCAATTTTATGCATAAGCTGAGAAGCCGAGCTAATAATAGCTTTTAAACTAGCATGAGCCATTGCTACTTCGTGATCTTGACCTTCAAGTTGAGTTGATATTGTTCCACCTTTTGCTTTTACTAAATCCATAGCAAAAGATCTAGCTTTTTCTGGAGTAGGAAATCCTACTCTTCCTATCATTTTTCCTGTTTCAAGATCTTTAATATCATAAAAACCAGGTTTGCTAT